CCTAGATTGGTTAGTTCTTGTTTGTAATAATATTATCAATATTCAAACTGAATGGCCACTTACTCAGACTGATTTTGAAGGATATCTTATAGAAAAATATGGAGATTCTGAAACTGTCTATGGTGGTATTCATCATTACGAAACTAACGAAGTAAAAAATACTAGTGGTGCAGTTATTGTTCCTGCAGGTTTACAGGTAGAATCAAACTATACATGTTCATATTATGATTCTAGACTGAAACAACTCATTAACACAAGTCCAGTCAGAGCAGTGACAAATTATGAATATGAAAGCGAATTAGAGAACGATAAGAGAAATATATTCCTACTCAAATCAAAATATATTAATGTTGTAAGAGATGATATAGAAGATATTATGACATATAAAAAAGGTTCTACCCAGTATAAGAGTAGAACCTTGAAGACTGCTGATAATATTAGACTATTTGAATAAGAGATTTATATAAGCTGCCACCACTAAAAGTGTGAGGCAGATTTGATTATAGTTCACTCTTCAGCAAGACGCTGGAAGTAGGACAGTGCATCATCTTCATCTTCATCAGACTTAGAAGAACTCAAGTTGTTCAGTTGAGCACTCAGGTCTTCAGGAAGTTCAGACTTCTGTGAACGGGAAGAAAAGTCGGGGGAATAAGAACCGCGATCATTATCTTCATCATTAGTCTCTTCGTCATAGCGAGGACGGGATGAAGTCTTTTGACCCAGAACCATCTTCAGACGGGTTTCAAGTTGTTCATAGGACTTGAACTGGTCAGGTGCAACAACAGCAGCAAGGGAATACTGCTTCTTCCAAACTGCTTCTAGTGCATCGTCATCATCCAGAAGTGGTTCAACACGATCAAACTCAGACTTATCATAGTTCCAGTAACCATCCTTCTTCACCAGTTTCAGTTTGAAGTTAGCACCTTGCCAGAAGTCAAAGGGATTGATGGGGGTTTCATCTTCAAATTCAGGTTGCATAGCTTCCATAATCTTATCAAAGATTTTCTTGCCATACTTGAACAGGAAGACACGACCTTCGTTCTGAGGATTAGCAGGATCCTTCACCACATAGATGTTGGAATAGTAAGACAGTTTACGCTTCTGCTTACGAACAGTTTCTTTATCTTTATCGTTACCACTGTTCCAGAGTTCACGGTTGTGCTCAGAAACAGGATCTTTCTGACCAATAGTAGTCAGACTGTTTTCAATATACCAACCACCAGGACCTTGGAAGGCATGGGTATACAGTTTTGCCCAGGGAAGTTCTTCACCATCGGGGGCAGGCAGGAAACGAATAACGGCATAACCGTTACCAGTTTTATCCATTTCTGGTTTCCACAGGCGTTCATCACCGCTACCGCCTGTAGTATTCATCTTCTCAACTTCTTTGACCAGTTTAGAAGTCAGAGAACCAAGTTTAGATTGCTTTTTAAGATCTGAAAAGGACATTGGATTACCTCGGATTGTTTGTGGATTTGGCTTGTGTGTACTTCGTTATTCTACAGGTCTGAACCTGTTTCGTCAATTCTTTCGCGCATTGCTTCAAGCATTTTACTCATATTGTTAAAGATTACATTCATATCAACATTAGGTGGAAGACCCATCATTGATGCAGATTCTGCAATGCGTTCTTTCATTTCTTGTGCTTCAGGATCATCAGAAAGACTCAATCGTGTATAAAGAACTTTCTGTTTGTTCAGAAGTTGATCAAGAAGATCAACATGATACATTTTTTCTTCTTTAGTCATTGTGGGAAACTTGAAGACGTTTTTATAAACTTCTTCTTGCATCTCACTAATTTCAGTCATCTCAGCACGGACAACTTCAGACTTAAAGAAACTCATGATTCTCCTAAAACAACTTGCTTCAAAATTTTACGATAACGGAATACATCTATATGTAGGAAAGGAGAATACTTTTTCATTTTTAAACTGACGGTTTCCCACACTGGGTCTTTAAGTTTCTTATCGTAGTCATTTCCAAATGAAAATATTTGATTGTAGATAACTAAAGTTTCTAAACTAATACTTCCATTTAGATATTGTTTTAAGACTAACGGATGTCCCCTAGAGCAGTCAAAAACATCATCTACCTTTCTATTGTCAAATAAATTTTCAGTCTCTTCTTTGAAGATGTAAGATAAAGACTGTGTTCTTTTTTTCCATTCGGTGTATACAACTTCACCTTCTCTTATGATTTCTCCTATCCAAAGCTTACTTGGATCAGTGCTGGTGATAAAGTTGGATACAAAGAATTCTTCTACCTCTTTGTCGTCTTTGTTTCGTGATACCTTTTCAAACCAAAAACGATCTTTGCGTCGGTAGAATGTTTGAAGACTTGCCCTAGTCTTTTTGCAATATTTGTGATAGTCATAACTATCTTTTGTGAAATGATTTTTCAGGGCAAGGTATGTTTTATAACAATCAAATGGTGCCATTCATTACAAGGGTAGTTTCGCTCTGGAACTTCTTTTCAGGAAGTTAAGTTCCATTGCTTCATACTTAATTTTTTCTTTCAGTGGTTTTGAAATTAGTTTAGGCACTGATTCAAGATCAATATTGTGTGATTCGCAGAAATGTACAATCGCATCAATATAGTTCATATCCGCATTCACTTGAACAAGTTTTTCAATTTCTTGTGCAAAGCGTGATGGGCAGAAGAATTTGCTCTCCAGTACCTTTTCTAATTCATTCTCCATCTGACCTAGTATTGTGATGTACAAATTCTTTAATGTAGCGAACTAATAACTTAATATAGTCCCCTTTGTTTCTTTTGTCAAATACTTTGACTTCGCCACCAGGAGTAACCATCAAAGTAATCAACTTCTTAATGGGGATTCCAGTCATTTCATAGTACGCAGAAGCATAAAACATTTCCTGGACAAAATAATTCTCAATCCATTTTTCAGGTTTGATTTTTTCTGACGTTTTAAAGTCTATGACCGCAAGTTCTCCTTCGTATTCAGCAATGCAGTCAACCCTACCAGCCAATCCAAAGTATTCTGAATAGAGTGTTCTTTCGATAGCATGAATATTATTTATCTTATCTAGTTCAGGCTTCAAATGATGAAACATAAACTTAGATGCAGGAAGATAGTTATTCCAGTCAAGTTCTTTGTTCAGTAGATAGTCTTGTGCTACCTCGTGAAAATCAGTTCCTCGTGCAGTTGCTTTCTTTGTAATACGATCTGCTTCTTCATTACCAACTTTCTTTCGCCATTCAACAAAAATCTGTCGGTTATAAAATGAAGTTACCGATGTAATAGAAGGCACCCAATCACCGTTGGGAAGGTTGTAAAGACGGATGCCGTTCTTTTCTTTCTTTTGTAATTCAACGTCACCTAGGTAATTATGATGAATAAAACTCATAGATTCAATTCCGCTTTTGCAACTAAGTACTCCTTACAAAGTCCTGAACGGACAATATCTTCTACACCAAATTCAATAACATCCATAGAAGGCATTACATTCAGAATTCGCATAAAGTCTACAATACCATTCTTTTCTGCGGTTTTCACCAAGTCAGATTGAGTAGCATCACCACAGAACATAATCTTAGAATTTTCACCAACACGAGTGATGATTGAATCCAGTTCGTGGAAGTTCAAGTTTTGGAATTCATCAACGATGATAATACAGTTGTCCAGTGTAGTACCACGAATGAATGATGTACTCCAGAAACTAATCGTTCCTTGGGTTTTAAGATTACCATACAACATCTCAAAAGCAGAATCGTCTGGCATCTCAAACATATACTTCACCATATTCTTATATGGAATTTGGTAAAGTGAAGACTTATCTTCATGGTCACCAGGAAGAAAACCAATTTCCCTAGTTGCTACAAGTGAACGAACGATGTAGATCTTTTCATAAGGTGTCCTATCATCAAGAACATCCTTCAGTGCATTATACAGTGTAATGAAAGTTTTGCCAGTACCTGCTGCACCATAAGCAACAATGTTTTGATCTAACTTATATGCTTTGTAAAGTGCTTCTTGATTATCAGTCAGAGGTTCTACAGTCCTCATCAAATCCTGATTGATCGGTTTCTTGCGTTTCATTTGTTTGTTACTCATCCCAAATGGAACAGGGTTTTTTGGTGTATTCTTTCTTGGCATAAATTTAAATCAAACTGGTTTTACTCTTGAACCTGGTGCTTTTGATGCTTTTGTTAGAACATCATTCCAACCAGGGTGTGACTTTCTTAGTCTATCATAAACTTCACCAACTTCACCAGCAGCGGGACAAGTTGATGGGTCAGACCAATCTCTTTCCCATTCTGGATTATCTTGTTTCCACTGGTCCCAATCGTGAACACTCAGCGTCACTTCTTTTTGTTCACCAGTTTGCTTATTGATAACAGGATACGTTGCCATAAATCAAAAATTATTACAGGGATATTCAATAAAGATTGCCTTTGCAGCATTCGCAATGTCCATGTGTTCCTTCTGTGTACCGTGTCCTGAACGCAAATCAATGTAGTGAATCCAAGAACGCACTGAACCCGTCATATACAGGCGTGTAGGCGTCGCTAAGGGCAGTACAAACCTTGCACACTCCTTTGCTACCCCATGCGAAAGAAGTTCCTTGTAGAGGCGCATACCTTCCGCAAAATGATCTTGAATCTTGCTCTGTAGACCCAACTTTTCATACTCACCAATATCATCAATACTGTTCTGACGATTCTTGGTATCCTGACGACGAAGATCAGGAACAGGAATATAATCACTCAACAAAGAACTATCAGCATAACGCTGTGAAAATTCTTGATAAGTAAAAGAACGATGTCGCAGAATCTGTGCTGCAATACCTCTAGTAGTATTAATCTCCAGAGTCATCGTTGCTTGTTCAAAAATACTCCAGTGCTGATGATTGATACAATACTTCAGCAATCCAGAAAACTTTTCATTATCCTGATTGTTAGGATTACTTACCCGAGCACAGTATGCCATGTGTTTCTCAGCATCAGGAGTAACACTAATCAACTTAATCGGGGTATCCATCATCATCTCCGTCATAAAATACTTCGTCGTAATCTGTAATGTGTGTTGAAATTTCTTCGTAGTTCATCTTGTATGAATCTACATCAGAATAAACTTCTGACTTTAAGCATTCTACCAGAGACTCTAGGTTTTTGACAATCAACTTAAGCTTTTCTCTATCCATCATGATTAACGCTGACAAAGCTAATTATACACAAAAAAAGGAGGGTAGTCAACCCCCCATTCAGACTATTCTAGAATTCTCCTACAAATTCGTTTACATGATGCCTGATCGTCGTCACATTCAATTAGACAATTATAATAGTCGTTAATGAGATCTGCTTCCTCCGCACTCCTATCTAAAGTATTCTCCAGTCTCATTAAGCTTTCGTTCCATCCTGCTAATTGATTGTATGAAATAAGATTATGCATGATAACCTCCACGATTGATTTAACTCATAATGTAGATCGAACTTTCAGTACACTTTTCTCACCTCTTAATTCTATCACTATCTATAGGAATTGTCAGGAAACCTTAATAAAAATTTATGCCTACGAGTTTATACCTAGACAAAAAAAGAGGGTTCGTTAAGAACCCTCTGATTTAAATAGATTTTCAAACCACTCATCCAAGTGGATGAGATAGCATGACCAATAACTACAACCTCTATAAGTTAATTGATAACATGCTGGAGGTCTGTTGTCTTTATCCATGTCATCATAATGATAGACATAGTTATCCATTTTTTACCCCTTTGATGTGCAGTAACCTGCAGCACAAAGTTGAGCGGTATGTAGTTTTTGTTCCTTGACTTGCTTTGCCTTGATGACAGAGAGCCAATTTGTTTTAACTACTTTCTTCATTTTGCAACCTCCACTTTCTCCTGATGCTTGCAACCACGATAGGTTTCAAGAATGATGTGGGTTTCAACTTCCTTCTTGGCATGGGGATCGTAAGATACACCACGATAAGAAGTGTTGTTGCTGTAAAGGTTAAGAAGATTCATCGGTTT